ATATATGGGTCAGATGGTGTAATAACTACGCTGTTTACGAGAAGCGTTGCAGGTGGAAAACTAAACGTTGACCAAACTCCTGGGTTTGCTAAATCTGTGGCTAGTGTACTTCTAAGTGTAGTGATTGCGGCTGGCATTAGCCGACCAATGAGTTAGGACTAGCATACGGTTGGATGAGGCCTCTGATCCTATTGATCAATTGGTATCCCATTCGATACGGACTCGCAGATACCCCATCCATACCTACCCCACCCGTCTGACTGACCTGTCTCGATTGCCAGATATCAACTGCAACTATCATCGCAGCTTCTCTTATGGCAGGGGTCGCAGTGTAAGCCTGTGCTTTATGTTCTGGGCCAAGGGCTCGGCCGTATGGTTTAACAAAATGAAATGGGTCATCCGCAGCTGTCTTTGCGTATTGAATAATGCTGTAGCCGTTAGGGTATGAACTAAATGCGTATGTACTCCAGAATGCTGTGCCAATAGATGCTGGAACTGTAGTGCCTGGAAATGATCCTGTTAGTGTGTAAGTACCGTTATAAGTCGCTCCACAATTACTTACTGTAATCGACTGACCAGTCACAAATATTCCTGGGTTTGCTAATACTAAAGTTGCAACATTGTTGCTAATTGATGAACCTACTACTGGGGCATCGTTATGCCAAAGGTAACTAGAGATTAAATCTTCTGCCGATTGACAGCACTCTTCGACTGTTGCGTCACTATAGAGCGAGCCGATTCCGAGATTCGTACGCAACTCGGCTTGGGTTACCATTACAGCGGCCATCGTTTCCTTTCTTAAAAAGCTCCCTAGGGCTAGGGCTACTAAACCCTAGGGATTATTAAATTACTAAGTTATTAGCTTAGGTTGAAGCGGCGAACGCCACCAGCGACTAATACACCAACGGCCATGTAGCCATAAAGTGATGTCTCAATTTCTCCCGTTGTAGGAATATTCGTGGAAAGTCTTAGAATCGGGGATTCATAAATTGATACTGATGAAGGTACAACAATAAATGCAGACTCATCAATAGTAGTAGATACTGCGTTTGGATCTACGTATAGATCTAAACCAAGTACGTTACCACGTAGTGATGTTGGTTGTGAAGCTCCTGCATTGTTCATTGGGTTAGCAGCATTGTAAATTGGGCGACCAGTTGTATCTGTTGCACCAAGTAGTAATGACCACTGTGATGTACCAGCAATGTAACGTGTTGCTAATTCACCTGTTGCAAGGTATGCAGCTGGTGCTTGTGTAGATACGTAGGAAATAATTCCTGCTGAATCTGCTGCTACTCCTGTAGCTTGTGTTCCACCTGCTGTTAGTGCTGCAATTACTGCTGCATCTGTTGCCTTATTGTAGGCTCGGGTCATATTATCGAGCATAGCTGCAAAGAATTCAGGAGAAGATCTTTCAAGGATCTCGAGGCTGTAGCGTTGTAATCCTGCATATTTCTTAACTGTAAGATTTACATAACTTGAAACAATTCCTGTTTCAGATGGTCCTGCTGCTTCTGCGGTTTCTGCCACAGTGCCTGAGGTTGTGATCTTAGGAACGCTGATCGTCATGCCTGCTGCTGGAAGTGCGCGTGAACCAATTGCATCAATAGCTGGGCGTGATCCAATAAGTGTATCTACCACTGTTGGAACAAACTGTGTTGGAGAAAATGCTGGGTTAGTTGTGAAAGAATCGTCTGCGAAAGTCATAAACTTTGCTACATCTGCTTCTGCCTTCATTACCCACTGTGCTGACTCGTGGTTACCTAATTTTGCTTTAATGCTGTGTTCTAGCATGTGTGCTTGTGTTTTGATTGGTGAGCGAGGCTCTGTATAGAATGATGCACTGATTGTTGGGCGTGCAGCCTCTACTGGAGCAACCTCTACCACTGGTACTGCTGTTGGCTCGGTGGTGTTGTCCACTTGTGCCTCACTTTCCGTAGTTGGTTGGATTGTTGCATCCGCTTCGCCTTCGCTAGCGGCAACTTTAGTTACTTGTGCTTCTGTAAATGCTGGTGATTCGACAAGGCTGACCTCTTTGAGCGTGGCACTTGTAACATAAATGTAATCTTTCTTTTGTTGTGATTTAATTACATCTACGCCTACAGATAGGCCATCTATTAGCTGCTCGCTTGCAAGCATTAACGCATCTGATCCTTGCATGCTTGCGCTAATCTTAAAACTAGCATAGATACCATCTTCTTGCTCATTAAACTTTTGCATACGGCCAATAGGCTTATCGTTGCGGTGTTGCATAAGCATCTTAATCTTGCCTGGGTCGCCTACATCTATTGATCCTTTAGCAAAAACCACTTTACCCACGCTGGTATTGCCAGGTGTTTCAAACGGCACAATTTTGCCTGCAATAACTCTGCGCTCACCGTCTGCGCTTTCTATTTGGCTACTAAATGTAAGAATCAATTTGAATCCGCCCATGTTAGAACTGCAAAGGTAAATGATGGGGTAGTACCACCAATTGTGCCGACCACTCTTAATTGATCGGTAAATGCAGTAGTTAATCTAATTACTTCGCGTGTAACGCCTGTTTTTTGTGTAAATGTAGCAATAGTATTCCAGTTAGTGCCATCTACTGTGTCTTGCACTACTACATCTAATGTAGGTAAAGTGCCACTAGCTGCTGTAACGTCTAATTGCATTACTAATAATCTTGCTGCAGATAAGCCTTTAACGGCTGTGCCAGTAACTGTTTCAGTACGAGCAGCTGACGCTAAGAGCGTTACCGTGCTTGCAGGTATATTGGCTTGTTGTATATCACTCATGCATTTTCTCCTTCTGCGCTGTTGATGTACTCAGCATCGCCGCTTTGATTTCCGTTTGGTGTTAGATCTTCCATTTCTTTTGCTTGCTCTAGATCTATAAGTCCTAAAGTTAACATCTTCTCTATTGTCTCTAGTCTTGCCTTATCGTCTGATCTTAAAAACGTTTCTGAAATATTAAAGCGGACGGTTTGTCCGTTGGCAGTTATATCATTCATGCTGAGTCGATCCTCGATCGCACAGATGTAAGGTTGCAGGCTATACGCCACAAATTCTTTGCGTCCATCGATGATGTTTTGATAGGTCATTGAATTATTCATATCTGCACTAATGTAATATGCTGGCACATTCATGGCGCGTGCAATTTGAGTTGCTAAGTATTGGCTGCTTTCATTGTAGGTCATTTCCTTAGGGGAAAAACCAATATTTTCTACACTTAGGGTAGAAGTTAAATATGCAGTGCTACGTGATTGTCTGCTAGCTTTCCAAGCTGCCAGTAATGCTTGTACTTGCGACTCTGGCATATCTGCTCCTGTATTTTTTAACACAGAAGTTGCCATTGGTGTACTTGCAGATATTGCAGTTGCTTTTTCAATATCTAAAGCTGCCTGTATTGTGCGACCTGCGGTTTGTAATACGCCTTGTGTGAGTCCTTGGAAAGTGACAAGACTTCCGACTCCTGACATTGGTAATTTTTCATTATCTAATGTGTAATATAAAACTTCCGTGCCTTTAGCATTCAATTGCGCAACTACTCGTGTATTAGCAACCCATTCGAATCTTGATGGACGTAAATCATCGGCAAACACTTCCGTGACACGCCAATAAGCGATTCCGTAGAATATAAGGCTATCGACAGTCCACGAGATAGTGACGGATCGTGGCTGTCGAATATCTGGCTGATCGCACCAGAGTGGCTTCGGTAATTCTTCGCCTGTAGATTTTTTATAAAGCTCTAATGGTAAATATCCTATAACACCTTTAATTAAATTAGCGCACCTGTTGACCGATGGCACTTGCGTGGCCAAAGTACGATCCATTGGACCTGCACCAAACGTGTTATAACCAAACCCAATAATTCCATCGCCCATAACGGCAGGGGAATATTGCGCTTGTAGAGTTTCTTTTTTATTGGTTATACCCAAAGCAGACAATAGACCCATATAGGTATGTTATACCATAAAACGGACTTATAGTGCAACTTACACAAATATTTGTGCGGTTTGTTGTGGCCTACTTAATTGGCTTACTACCATGGCTAGGGATATTGCAGCTGTAACATCGCCCGCGCTTTTGCGTCTGATAATCCTCCAGCCTGCATCGTTAGTTTTAGCAGCGCAGTTATTAAGGTGTTGTACAAGATCAACCTGCCCACTATGAACGCATCTACCGTTAGCCAAACTGTCGGATAAGTCTGAGCATGCCTGGTAGAAAGCTTGCCCCGATACATCTTGCATGCGCCAGCCGCTTTGCTCAAGGCGTGTGGCTATTGACTGCGTGGCATACTTGTCAAAACAGATAATATGTGGGTGGTACTTGCGTGCCCACTCATTTATATCGCTTGCCATCTTGACTTCATCTATTGCAACATCGCTATGCCATAATTGTGCAAGGCCTACAGCTATTTTGTCACCTTTCATCTGGCCCATAATTAATGCGCCCGATCTGCGTGTTGGTGCAATATCAAATGCCATAACTGTCTGCGGACCAACAGGTATTTCTAGCGTGCTATCACTACATGCTTCAATTGAGCCGTAAACCCAGGGGCTTACCGCAGAATCTATCCACTGACAAAGCATCTCGGTTCTTGTAGCCTCCACGCTGTTAGTGTTTACCGATTCTTCTAGTGTTTGCTCAGTGATTAAATGCCCTAGTGCTGGATTAGCCATAGTCCAAGCTTCGCGGTCATGTATCTTGCAATGCTGTGGTGCGCTGTATTCATAATAACCTAAATTCTCTGGTGGATACGATAAACAGCGTTCACGTAGATCATTAAGCACGCTACTAAAACCATCACCTGCGTTGCTAGTCATTAAAGTCATCGCTTGGGGTCGCGCTCTCGTAACTGGCAGTGCAGCTGTAAACGCTTCTGGTGTCCATTCGCGTAACTCATCAATGTAAAGGAAGTCTGCGGTCTTACCACGAGGCGCATCTCTAGTAGCTGCTGCAATTTCATACCTTGCACCGTTAAGTAAGGTTATAGACTCTTGTCCATTAGCTAAACGGATCTGCCTTACCTGATCTTTTAAAAATTGGTTATCTTCTATTGTGTAAGCAACTTGCCTAAATGTATCTAATGCCATATTACGGTTAGAGGACATGCCTAATACGTTTTTAC